TAGTACCGTCACCATCATCAGTTACGGTGATACCAGTACCATCGGTATCAATATCATTAGTGATGGCTTCGTTAATTACATCATCAATTTTTGCCGTAGTTGCAAATGTAGTATCATTATTAGGCCAGGCTTCTGCTGACGTAATAATGTCTACATCTTTAATACGATCAAAATCAATAGAATTAGCCCCAAGGCCAAGGGTAATGGTTCCATCGCCGTCGTTGGTTACGGTAATGCCCGTGCCATCGGTGCCAATGTCACCAGTAATGGCGCTGTCAATCTTGGAATCGACACGATCATCAATCGCCGCAGTAGTGGCAATAGTCGTGTCATTATCGGGCCAAGCTTCACCACTTTGAATGGTTTCGGTATCATCATCAAAGTAGTTATCTTCAAGGTACTGTTTGGTTACAGCATCCTGTTGATCTACTGGATCACCAACATTAGTAAGGCGGTTATCGTTAAGATCAACATCAGTAACAAATTCACCATTAGATTTTGTTACCCATTGGCTTCTAATCTCTTGAAGAGAAAACAAAACCTGTTCTGTGTTGTCATTAAGGTTCTGTGCTCGGATAGAAGAACCCGGAGCCAGAATAGCCTTTGCAGTTTCAATCGGGGTGTCCCGGAAAATACGAATAACGGCCCCCACATCAGGAGCCGTTACAAAGGTGACAGTTGACGTTGCAGAATCAATAGTGTATTCAGTTATTCGAGTCTGAAGGACTCCATCAAGACTAACCTTGATGTCAGTAATATCAATGTATTCGATAGCGAAGGGACCAAAATCTTGGTTCCCTCCTACCGTTTGAGTTGTAATGAGTTCTGTGTTCGCCATTTAAAAGAGAACCTTTAGTAGGTCATAAGACGTTGAAGGCGGTCGCCCTCTTCGTCAGTCATGGTGGAGTAGAACTTTTGCGGTTTGTCTAGCTGGTAATTACCATTTTCAAGCTGAGTCTTCTTAAGACCAAGACCTTGAAGCTGGGTAGCAAAGGTAGCATCTTGATCGGCAAGCGTTTCAAATGCCCTTTCGCGGTGTTTGTTCCAGATCTTACTAACGTTGTCATAGACCTTAGGACGTTCCGAACGGAAGTATTCCCGATCAGGTCCAAGCCTACGATTACGCCAGTTATTAAGATCTTCTTGGAAATAGGGTTTCTTCATTTCCATTTCAAGCTCAGACCGTAGTCCAGATTCAAACATGAAAGTCCGAATTTGATTCTTTTGATCTGCGTTAAGACGAAGACCGGTCTTGTCCCGATCAAGATCATCCTTCCACTTGTAATCAATATCAGCCAGCATATCAATAACTGGATCTTTGATCTGTGTGTTGATCTCAAAGGGAACGTTGGCATTCCACAAGCCTCCGTTGGGGTTCTTCATCGGCTTACCGGTAAAGACACTGATCATCGCCGGGCGGAAGTTACGATAAACAGGAAGGGCAGCTTGAAGGCTACGATCAAATTCATCGTTGTATTCACGCAGATATGGGTCAAGAGTGTTACCAATACCACGACGCAATGAACCAAGAGGGAAGGCATTGTTTAACGTAGACAACAGTCCACGCACAGCCTTTTCACTTGTCCAGTTTTCGGGGTCTGCCATGTCTGCCATAGCAGCAATACCGGAGAAGTAGGACTTCTCAGTAAAGGAAGAAACAGTACTAAGGACTGCCATGCCCATAAACTTATCAGCAAAGTCCTCACGGAATCCATAGGTTTGAACAACCCGAGCCAGGTTTGCACTAATGGCAATAAGGTTCGACAGTGGTTCCACCATATTATAAGAAATATAGGTATCACCAAACCGCAGAGACCTAGGCTGAATACCAAGCTCCTTCCAACGCTTGAACTCTTCTTTTTCGGTTACTGGATTGGGCCAATCACCAGTGATCATGTTGTTGGAAGCCATCATATAGGCGGCACTCACTGACATCAAACCAATAGCTTGACGGCCTTCATACTCAGCAGCCAACAGCGGATCACCTGACTTCATAGCCTTATGGTAATTCCGAGAAAGCATACTGGTCAGGGGAAGGTGTTCTGCTTGATAAGCAAGAATGTTTGCCGGAGTCCGAATAAACGGAACAACCATCTTGCCACCAGGAACCAACTCAACAAAGCGAGAGAAAGTATTGACAAGTTCACCAGGGTCAGACTGGAACGTACCAATGTCGGCATATTCTTGAAGGGCTTTACTCTTGATAACGCCTGTCTGTGGATCAATGGCGTTTGAGTATTCTTTAAGTTTGGCTTCCATGACACCCTTCCAGTTAGAGGGGTTTTCTTGGTATGCCTTATATGCTGCTAGTTCGTTAATACGTTGACGGACAAGGATGGTTTTAAAGTAATCATCCATACCCATCATGATCTTTTCTGGTACGGCAAAGTACTCAGCCATGCGGTAGTGCCACTTAAGGTGACCAACAGCGCGTTGTTCTCCGGCAGTCTGCGCGGTCTTCTCAAGGTTCTCCAGCATTGCCAGGGTTTCTGTCCGCTGCATGAACTGCTTTGGAGTAGCCTGGATAGGAATGCCAGTACGCATGGTCTGACGAGCAACCTTCCACGCCTCACCCATGCCAGTAATAATGGAGCTATAACCGGCAAGACCAGAGTTGATCAAAGCCTTATCACCAGTAAAAGCACCACGCAGGGCAATGCTGGTAGGAGCTTCAACCAAGCGGTAGAACGTACCACCGTTACGGAATAGGGTCTTAGCGCCAGAAAGGATGGAGTTATAGAAGTTCCGAGTGCCAATCCGAAGGGCAATAGCACGAGCCGTAGCACCGAAGCTAATCGCCTTAGACGGGTCACCACCGGCCAATACCATGGCTCTGGTAAGCGTCCGCATCTTTTCAAGACCATCGGCATCACCCCTACGATAGGCATCCTTTGCTTCTTGTGCAAACTTACGCAAACGAGCAAGGGTAACCATGGCATCCTCGTCGCCTTCTTCCTTTGCCATATATTGAAGTGCTTCCCGTGCGGAAACATTATCAACAAGGCTCAGACGAAGGGCATTAAGGCTGCCACCAAGGAATTGGGTTCCGGTTTTATAGAACTCAAGCAGACCAATAAAGCGGTCAGTCAGGCGTTCGTAATAGTTAAAGTTAGCGATCTGACGGGTGTCTGCTTCTTCTGCCAGCTGGGACAGACGGTAAAGCTCATTAGACCAGTCAGCAATGATTGCCTTAGAAGCAATGATGGTTTCCGCAGTAGCACCAAGGGTGCCTCGCTTAGAACCAACAATAACCTCACCGGACTCAGACATCAAACGCTTAACCAGATCACCCTCAGTAGCACTAAAGATGTCATCAAAAGACTTGATACCATCAAGGAAACCTTGGTAAATCTTGGCTGCGTTTTCCAAGACCTGTCCAGTGGTTAGTCCACTCTCCTTAGAAATACGAAGAACGTCAACGTCCTTTTCATACTTCTGAAGAATCTTCTTTGCACCACCTTCAATGCCAGCACTCTTGACAGCAGACTCAGTAAGCACACGACCAGAAGCCGCATGAATGCTCACCTTACCCTTACCAGGAATGCCTTCTTCCATCAGTATTTGGTTTGATGCAACATTGTTGATGTCTTCGGCCTTGTCAACTCGGCTGTTCTCAAAGTCGAATTGCTTGGTAGAAGGGTCAGCAATGTTTTCCATCTGAGTGGAAAGGTCTTGCTTTCTTTGACGAAGGTTTTCTAGTTCTTCGGTAAGCTTAGCTGCATCCTCAGGAGACGCCTCATTGATACGCATCTGTACGCGCATCATTTCTTCGTCCGCTTCGTTGGCCTGATCACTCAGGGCCTTTAGCATATTGCCGTCTTCTGTCTTAGAAACTTTGGCATATTCGCCCAGCTCATCCGACAGTTTGGCAATTTCATTGACACCAGCAGTAACGGCTTCTTCAGGAGTGGCTCCTTTTTTAAGAAGTTTGCGAGCAACACGATAGCCGCCAGCAAGAGCCGAAATGCCTACATTAAAAACAGGGCCAAGCATCAGACCTTCGCCTGCGCTCTTGACACGGTTCATCCAAGGGTCACCGTATTTGTCAGTAGCCAAGCCAAAGATAAAAGCCTCACGGTAGTTCTCAGGAACCAAGTCCTTGATTACTTCCATCATGTTGCCATCTTTGGCATCAGTAAGAAGAAAGTCAGAAATAGCACCAGGGACAGCCCCTTCAAGGATAGCTCGCTTACCCTTAGCAGCAAGCCACTGAGCACCCTTGAGATCCTTTGGCATAGGCTTAGTACCTAGTTTCGCACCAGGAACATTACGCAATTGCCGAGCCATAATGACAAAGCTCAGGATGCGCTCAGCAGCGACACCGGCGTCCGTCTTAGGCGAATTGATAAGCTGGGTATATGCCCGCTTATACGCCTCGTCCGTAGGCTTAAGACCTTTGTTTACGGTTTGATCAAGATAGACCTGATAGCCAAGATCAATAGCACCTTCAATAGGCTTAGCAAAAGCACCAGCAATAGCAGTTGTGGCTTCATAAGCAAGACCCTGTTGGATCTGTTCATCTGCCTCCTTGTACTTTTGCTGGGTTTCTGTCCTAGCTTGTTGACGTTCTTGAGCAATCTGGTCTGGGGTCTTACGATCACCAGTCAAGTTATCCAGCATATCAGACGCTGGAATGTAGATGTTTTCTTCCATCCACTTGGAAACACCCTCTAGGGGCGCACCAGGCTGTGGTTGTTGGGGAAGAGGACTAACAAGTTGCTGTTGGAACTGCTGTTCTTTTTGTTGCGTTTCTTCTTGTTGTTGTTGCTGTTGAGCAGCTGCTTCAAGACGAACTTGTTCTTGACGCTTTTGATAGTCTTCTTCTTGAAGAGCACGCAGCTTTTCAGTATCAACAAGGGGAAAGGAATCAGGACTTGCCATTTAGTTTTGTGTCTCCGCAGAGAGAAAAAGAAAAAAAGGAAAGACCCCAATCCGCAGAAGAGGGTCTTTTAATATCCAAAGGTAGCGCCAATCCTACGACGTAAACGATCAAAGTTACGATAGGGTTTCATACTGCCGCTACCACGAGGAGCTGGAGCAAGAAAATCAATACTAGCAATGGTTCCATCCGCAGATTGGACATTACCAGTACCGCCTTGGATACCAACTAATTGACCAGCAGAAACCTGTTGACCAATGGTAAGTGGAGTGCGGGTTGCAAGGTGACCATAAAGAACATCAACCTGTTCGCCAGTTTCTGGATCAGTGGATTCAATCACCACATAATTACCATAACCAGGCTCATAGGAAATGTCTTTAACACGGCCATCCATAACTACAGGGAATTGCTTATCTTCAAAGAAGATGTCAAGACCAGGCTGACCAGAAGGATCTTCATAAGTCACAGAACTGACCTGCGGTTTGAAGGCAGTCAGCTGACGCATGGGTTGCAAGGGAAGCTGTTGTTGCGCCTTAAGACGCGCCAGTTCCCGTTCCAATTGCCGACGTTGCTCAGGAGCGGTACGAGGGTTAGCAAGAGCATTAGCAATGCGAGGGCTGACTTTCTTGTTTTCAAGATAGTTGTTAGCGCCCTGACCAAGCTCTGCTTCGTTGTACTCCATGTCATACTGAGCAGCCTGACGACGCAGATATTCCGGGACCGAAACACCAGCAGTCTGTGCTGCAAACTGGACATCAGAAGGAACCTGTCCACCATTACGGAGTACTTCCATAGAAAGCGTAATACGCTCAGGGCTAAGGACAACATCCTTAACAGCAGAGGTGGTCTTAGGAAGACGCTCTAGAGCCGTGTTAACAAGATCTAGACCCGTGCCAGCTTTACTCGTATTGGTAGAAGCAGTAGCCCGAGAAAGGCGATCACTTTGAGGAGTAGAGTGGAATTTAACTTGGGTAACGCCACCACGAGGGCCTTTCTGAATTTGAACAAACTCAGGCAGCAGTGATTTAACTGCGGCATCAAAGTCCCGTTGAGCGTCTAGTGCGGTGTATTCCTTGCCAGCTGCTCGTGCCTTTGCTGCGTTATTAAGAACAACAGCTTCTGCAAGACCAACGATAGCATTGACGGCACCTTGACTCTTCTCAACAAAAGCCTCAGGAACATTACCGACTTGATCTTTGGTAACCTCACGGATAGCACCGCGAACAAGGTTCTGACGATTTCCAGGAAGAATGTCTTTGGCTTCTTGCTCAGAGGCAAATCGCTGTGATCCACGCTCATAAGCATCAGAAGAAATATAACCGGCTGCCTTTAGAGCTGCCAGTTCGCCAAGACTTGTAGCAGATTCAACAAGAGCTTCCTCTCTACCGGGGTTCCAGTTTGGACCACGATTCTGAAGACGATCAATCTCAGCAAGAACACCAGGAGTAGGATTCTTAGTCCGTAACTCCTCAAGGCGTCTCATTGCCTCGTTATAGGTCGCCTTACTTGGGTTGGCATAGAAGACCTTAGTGATGCCTTCTGCTTCGTCATCGACAACAGCATCGGCTTCTGCTTTCTTTTTATCGCTGGTTTGATCCAGGAACGTAGCAAGATCCGTCAGGTCATAACGGTCTCCATAAGTACCAAGAGATGGTTTGTCTGGATTAAGGCCAGCCTTACGGTACTCATTAAACATACGATTGGCCAAAGCAAGATCTTCACTTGCCGTGACACGAATCATATGCGTCATCATATTATGAGTTTCTTCGTTTGCCTTAGTGCGGTCACCACCGTAGTAATCGGTTGCCCACTTATTAAGACGAAGAATCTCTTGTTGTGCGGTTTGAGGATTGGCAAAGTTATTCTTACCAGCATAGATCTCAGCTCGTTTATCTTCGAGTTGATTACTACGCCGAACCTCAATGATGTCTTGCATCTTCTGGCCGAGCAGCTCGCCCCTGGCGCGAACCATAATGGGGGTTACATGTTCAGCAAGAATCACAGGATTAAGTTGGTTAAGACCAGATGTCTGAAGAAACTTCTGGGTTCCAACTTCCCACACAGCTTCCAGCTGTTCTCGCGTCTTAGCCGTTCTCGGCGTAAACGTTTGAACCTGGCCGTTTACAGTAATTTGGATGGGCTCGTCACTTGCGAGAAACGCACTAAAGAAGGAACTGATCGAACCAGCACCCATCATTGCCTTGCCGACAGCCTGACCGTAGCCACGCCAACCGCCAACGGCTTTGCTTTCTTGATAAAGACTTTCAGCAAGAGCAGGGTCTTGTTTTTCTACCTCAGCAATGGCTTGGACTTCTGCCTCGTTTGCCTTTTCTAGATAGTCTCGATCCTGTTCGTATTTTTCAAGCAGCTTAGGATTCAGCTCAGTCTTGCCATTAAGGATGTCGGCAATACCAAGGTTCTTCTGATTCTCGTTATACTCCTTTTGCTTCTCGACAACAAACTTAGAAAGCGTCTCGCTAAAATTAACAAGAGCTTCAGTGTTCTGTTGACCAAGAGCATCAAAGTCGCGGCTAAGCTGACTCAGTTGATTGGAGTATTGATTGGCAGCTTCTCCAGCTTTTTGAATACGATCAGAAGCTGCTTGACCTAAAGATTTGCTAGGGTCATAGATTTGTTGGCCTCGAAAGCCGCGTTGGATTTCCCGACCCTCTAGCTGAACGCGGCGGCCCTTTGATTGATAAATTGCCATTCAATTAACCTCCGATAGCAAGACCGGGGAAAGGAGTTTTAAGAGGATTGGATGGTCCAGCTAATCCAGTTTTGTCTACGCCAAACTTCGGGGCTCCAGGCCCCGCAGACGGAGCTTTGAGCGCACCATAAGTACCGGCAGCACTAAGAGCAGCAGAGCCGATACCAAGAATAAGACCAGCAGAACTGGGCTTCATAACAGCAGCAGGCGGTGCCACATACTGCTTAACCGGCTCAATCATACGCTGGCTAGCAGCAATGTTATTGGCCGACTCAGCTTCTGCCATGATGTCTTGGACATTGAATCCATAGCTCTGAGTAGCATAACCAAGGTTAGTTCCAAGGTTTGCCAAGTCCCGACCGTATTCACGCTCAGCATCGGAAGTCAACATAGCAATCGACTTACCAGTGCGACCAGAAGACAGAACCGTACCCTGTGATTGAAGCTTCTCAATAAGAAGGTCTTGTGCTCGCTGGGATGCTTCTGCTTTCTTTTCTTGGAGCCTTAGCTGTTCCCGCTGATAACCACGGTTGGCTGCTTCTGCGTTGGCTTCAATCTGTTGATTGTATGCCTGTTGAGAAGCATCATACTGTTGCATTTGCAGGTTGTACTCATAGTCAGCCTGCTGTTTTTGGATTTGATATTGTTGTTGACGGACCTGTTCCTCGTAGTTAGCTGCTGCCTGTTGCTGCTGATATTGAGCAATAGAAGAAACAGCACCGACGACAAACTGGCCAATCGCTACGGCGGCGGCTGGGAGACACATGATGTTAGTTTAGCAAATTCAACATAAGTAAGGTTTTGTGGTCCGACAGACACATATCGAAGCCTCTTAAACCCAAGAAGGTGAAGAAGCTTCATGTGCATCCGGTTACGCGGATCAGCAATGTTGTGAAGCATGTCATAGGAGGTTTGTTGATCGACCCATTTCTTTGCCTCCTTAAAAAATAGTTTGGGATACGGGCGGAGATAGTCTGTGGTTAGCATCCAAATACTTCCGCTATGGGCATCTGTTCTGGATACCCCCGCCATCCCACAAATTTGGTCTTTGATGAGAAAGGTTATTGGCTCATCAGATTTGTAAAACGAAACGGGCAGAGCTACGATTGGATCGTAACCCCACCCGAGTAATTCGTTGCGATCATCCGCTTGGAGGTGTTTAGCAACAAAAAAAGAATCTTCAATTGTCGCTGGGCGGATTTCGTGGATCATACGGCTTTGATGCCTTTGTTGTTGTAGGTGCCTTCCCAAGTCATGGTAACAAGGGCAAGCGGGAATGGTGCGTTACAAATAACTCGCAGATCAGCATCCTTACCCTTCGCCATGATGGGAACAATGTTTTCTGCGGTGCGTAACATAGGAGCTTGGTTAAAGCTAGTCAGGTCGGAAGTGATCTGAGGAAGAGTAAGCTCAAACTCATTACGTCCAGGAACATTAAGAGTAACCTGGAAGGGACCAGACTCGTGACTATAAAGACGGACACGATGAACAATAGGTGGATTCAGTTCATCAGCCACTTTGTCTTTTTTAACATAGAAACCAGGGAACCGGGCATCAGCGGTGATCTGATAACCAAGAGCAAACTGCTGACTGGTTTCGTCGTTTGGTATCGCCACATAGTACTGCTGTCCTACTGGAGCACCAGCATCATGTTGGAGATCTAGATACTGAACATAAGCAGCATCAGTCGGAGTAATGAAAACAAGACAAGGCTGAGCATCAGCAATATCAGCACCTTCCTTGAAGAAGATGCGCGTTTCATCAGCTCCAGCATCATAAGAAGTTTCAGGATTATAATCAAAGAGATCCATGCGGAGATCCACATAGTCCCCTTCAAATAAGATTGCGCCACCTGCGCCTTCGGTAAGAAGGTTCATTTGACACAAAGCTACTCCGTTGTCTGTTTGGATAGCCATAAAGACTTCATCCTCAACAAACTCCATCATGCGGATCTCACCGGGGAAGGTCCACTTAAACCAAGACGCCATAAGACGTTCTTGATTCTGAGTATAATACCGGAAGAGATAAGCAGAGTTAGGTTCCTGGATGGAACGAAGACCAAACACCGAAGCACTTAGCGTGTTGGTGATGGCAGTAATACCAGTAGGAATATAAGAAGGAACAAGTTTACTAAGATCTGTCTTTAGGGGCGGCGTGTCGATGTTAATCGTCAGCTCAGTAACAGAAATAGATTTGGAGTTTTGTTCCGTAATGACCAAGGTATTGCCAAGGTCAATTGGTTTAACGTTGTTGCTATGACTAAAGGTAGACAGGGCATTCAATTCAGCCGTAGCTGGAGAGAACGCTTCCGTCCGTGTCTGCAACATATACTGTGCGTTGTCGGCAAAGGCCAGCAAACCAACAGGCTGCTGAATAGCATACCGAAACTCAATACGAGTCTTAGAACCTGCCGATAGGTCAATTGGATCGCTATCGACAATAGTAATAACAGTAGACGGATAGAAATCAAGGAAGCTTCCTGCCTGTGAACAAACAACGTTTTCGTTGCTCATTAGGACAAGACGGTTCTTGAAAAATGAGATGCCAGTAATCCGCTCATTAACAAAGCTGGGACTTTCGGCAGACACCTCATCACCCACAGTACGTTGACCCCAATACTGCGTAGCCCAAGTGCTACCAGAAAGAGAAGCAGAACCAACAGTATCAATGGTAAACGTGTCCCCTTCAAGGTTGGTTACAACATCAGCTGCGGTGTAGTTACGTCCAGCACGGACAATACTCACAGCAGTAATCTGACGGTCATCGTTAATGGCAGTAACCTGAAGACGAAGGTTCAGTCCGGTTCCATCGTAGACCGGGAACTTTTGACCAATACTCCAACGAGCGTTTCCATTGCTGGTTACGCTAACAGCAGTAGGAATACCAGACACCGTTGTGGAGGTGGTATAAGCCGCAGCAGCAGCCTCGGAAAGCTCACGGAAGGTATAAGTACCATCAGCCTCACGGATGAGCGCATGGGGCATTGTGGTGGCATCTACGCCAAGAGGAACGTCCGGTCCAATGGTTTCAACCCAAGTACCAGCACCCTGAGCAGAGCCATCGCTGGTTTCAAACTCAAGATAATAGTCATCCTCATCAGCCTCACCTGCTCCAACACGGATAACTTCTCCGTCAAGGAATTGATCAGGAAGATCCTCAACACCAGACACAACGCCTTTGTAAGCAGTCAGACCAGTACCAGAGATACTACCTGTTGCTTCAAGGCTAAAGTCTGCGTTGTCTGCCCGGCGAATGTGGATGTGGTTAGCAACACCAGTAGCAACATAAGCAGGGTTGCCGTTGATCGCACTAACAAGAGCATTGATAATGGTGTTTGCGTCAATGTTAGAACCAGAGCTAGTAGGGCTATTATAGGTAAAGTTAGTACCATCAATAGTAACCCGATAGCTGGTGTCATACGCAATGGTCGTCAGCGTCACATAACCAAATGGGGTTTGTGCTGCTGAGTTAATACCATCATCCTCAACAAAGACACTACGGTTCAGAACAAAGACGTAATCGTTGATCTGAAGAACTTCAATGTCTGATGAGTTTGTGTGGGACGCATAGGTCTGGGCAGAACCACTAAGGGCATTTAAAGTCTGCTCAACACCGCTTTGGCCATCCCACAAATTAAGTGTGCCGTCTTCATTGATTTGAAGAATCAGCTTATCGTCATCGCCTTTGGAAATAAAGAACCAGCTACCACCATCATCAGCATTTTCAAGACGCCGAATCAGCTTAGTGCCTGGACGCTTTAGTAATCCAAAGGTAGGGTCGGGGTAATAGTTATCGCATTCTCGGAACTGACCCGGAAGCATCAGTGAGTCAGGCTGTTGCGATACCCCACCAATCAGACCGACGATTCTTTGTGAGATAGCAGCCATGATTATCGAGCAATAGCGCGGAATGGAGTATAGCTGATGTAAAGATTCTGGCCGTTCTCCTGACCAAAGATATTCACATCAGAACTGCTGGTGTCATAGGCCAAGCAGTTAGCACGAAGAAGAGCTTCGTCTTGAGCATTGAAGGTTACCATTTCTTGGGAACCCAAAACCCGTCCAGAGAACACACGGGTAGCACGTTGAGTGATGTAGTCCTTAAAGAC